AGGGTGGTGGTGTTCACATAAATAGTTTTTGTTAGGTCAAAATCTAACCGTAAATCCGTTTCAAACATAACTTGTGTATCACGATGAGAATCAACGATCTTGGTGGCGGCAATATTGATCGCGGTTTCTATCGCGTTTTCATAGTCAGTGGTGCTGTCTTGATCATCATAATAATCGTTTGTGTCTAGTGTGAACCCGGTCGGCGCCTGGTAGGTTTCATTTTTTTCAAACGCGCTGGCATCATAGGGCGTTTCACAGCCATGCGATAGATCCCACTCAATTAAACCGTATTGAGTGATTGACTGAGGCGCTTTGATGGTTAAGGTAAAATCCTCAGTAATTGTCTGTGCGAACCTGTAAGCCGCGTCAAATTCAACCCATAACGCATATAAATCGTTGGGTTTATTCCAGATAAACGGACTTCCGGCGCACTGAGAATAACTGATTGATGAGGGCGGTAATTCTTCAAAAACAACTGAATCAGGGACCAGGTTCCAACTCATTCCCGCAATGTAATCCATGAATTGTTTTTTCTTGGTAAAAACGCCATCACCTGCCAGGGAATATTCACAAAAGGTATTATCTCCGATCTGAAAGCTGCGCTCCCGGTGTCTGAGCCTGGTATAGCGATATTTAAAACTGAGGTTGATCTGATTAACCAGGCGACCGCGTGACGTTGGTGATACGCTGGGTTGTCTGTAAAACACATCAGAATCAGTCAAGGTGATATCTGCTGTTGTTTTTGGTAACTTGCTGGTGATTGCATAAGTCCCGTCCGGCTTGATATCAGCGGCGCTGGGTATCGTCTGCAAGCGCTGTTCTAGCTCATCAATGGTATTTTCAGGTTCCGGGAAAATCGCGGCTGAATAATAACCCACGCTAGACACAGTTTGAGCGTTTAAGATCTCCCGGCGCTTGTCAGTACAAACTAAAGTTAAACGCTTACCCAGAACATTGATCTCTGGCGAATCAATGACGCCAGTGAACGCCCTAGTTGAATCCACATCCAGAGTTATACTTTTGCCGGCCCAATCCGTTAAATCCTGCAAACCCACCCCGGGGATCAATGTTACATCCATAACCGCAGCCTCATTCTCTCGCCGGGTGATATTGATTGTTTCAGCAATTTTACTGGCTGCCACGGCAACACTATCAATGGTTAAAGTTAAGGTTGAAAAGCTCATATAGTGGCCATCCTGGCGGCTTTATTGGTATTTTTGTTTTGTAATTTGCTTAACTCATCAATGAATTTTTGATTACCTAATAGCTCGCCTGAAACTTTGCCCGAATTTGTAACCATGTCCAGGGTGATCCGGGTTGTTGGTTGGCCGCTAATTGGGTTATTTTTGTTTCTCAAGTCTTGCAGCTTTTTCCCAGATGGTGACTGATTAATATAATCCTGAACCGATCCCAGCTTTTTGCTGCTGGGTAACTCATCCTGATACATGCCAGGACTTAAAAAGTTTTTAAACCCGGATAGGCCGCCGGTTTTGCTTAAATCAGGGTTGATCACATTAGCCGCCATCCGTTTGGCTATTCCACCAAAACCAAACAATTCATCATCTTCAGCGCTGCCGCTTGCCTGGCTGATCGGGCTGTAACTCTTGGCCGCTGGCGCCATGGCATTGGCTGCGTTGGCTGCTGCATTGGCCAAATCATTAACCGCGTTGGCGGACTCATCATAAGCTTTAATGGCATTATTGACCGGTGATTTTTCGCTGCTATCACTACCGACTAACCCCTTTAACTGTTCCGCTTTTTCCCTGAATTTATCAGCGGTGGTTTCTGCGGTGTTAATTTGATTTTGAAGGGTTTGAATATCGCCAGCGGTTTGATTGGCGGCATTGGTAAAGGATCGGGCCACATCTTTGATCGCATCATTACCAATCGCTGAAACCTTACCAATCGCTGAAACAAACGGGATCGGAACATCACTAAACGCATTGGCCATAGTCTCTCGAATATTTGCGATCCCTTTTAACAGCTCACCAATGGAATACTGAATGGCGCCAATAAATTCATTAACAAATAATTTCAGTTTTAAGAATACCTGGCTCATCTCGGCGCCCGCTTCCACCACGTAAGAAACCATATTGATGATCTCAACAGAAACATTTTTTGCCACCACATCAATTCCACCCATCCGATCAATAGCTTCATTGATCCAATCGACCATTTGAGCAAATGGTCGGGCCAGCTGGACTGTCAATTGTTTACCAAAACCACTAACCCGGTTGTTTAAGGCGGCCACTGATCGGCTAAAGCTGGCGGCCTGGTCCGCCTGTTGTTGGCTCAGTATGTTACCGGATCGGATCGCTTCATTAACTGCCTCTTTGTAACCTGTTGCACCTTCTTTGAACAATGGCAGCAATCGGCTGGCGTCATTGGCTAACGCCTCCATTAAAAAGACTTGCTCTTTATTGGTCAAGTTACTCATGGCCTGGCCGATCTGTAGCAAGGCGTCACCAGAATTTAGACCAATAAAATCCTTAACATTCAAATTTAAGCGCTTGAAGATCTCCGCCGCCTCACCGCCGCCGGTGGCTACATAATCCCCTAGTTTGTCGGCCACATCTTTTAAGATATCGCTCATTTTTTCGCCTTCAATGCCAACCGTTTTGGCGGCTGCTTCCCATTCGGTGAGTTGTCTGACTGATACACCCAGGGCGTTGGAGACTTGTAAGAGGTTTTTAGCGGCTTTTGAGTTGGCGCTAATAATGGCGGTCAAACCAGCAAAGGCGCCTGTTAACCCGGCGGCCACCCATTTACTGATATTCTTGAGTAGATTGGCGGCGGTGGTTGCAAACTTTTGAATATGACCTTTGGCGGTGGCTGCAAAGCTTTTAACGCGATCATTTGCGTTGGCTAATCCTTGCTTTAACTTGGTAGAATCTGCACTGATCTGAATAACTAAACTTGCAATGGTGGCCATATTACCCGCCTAATAATTTTACAATTGCAGCGCTTTGATCTTCTGGTGACATCATTTGCATTTGTAAAGACTCTCTATATTCCTCGTCTTTTAACGCATCATAAGCCATATATTCTGCGATCTGGGCGCTAGTGACTTGTTTTAAAAAATTGTCTGTTATCATTCCCAACCTTTCCGCTAAACCAATACAATAGCGGCGGTAAGGCTGGTTAATTAGTTTTTTGCTAACTCCTCAACATCATTGTCATTGATCTTGTTAATGCGTTGGGCTGCCTCATAAATGCGATTTAAAGCCGCGCCTGATTTATTACCCAATTTAATAATATCCTTTTCGGTAAACATCAGATCGCCGTTTTCATCCACAACGGTGGCCGCAGCTAGTCTGGCCCGGATATTCACCAGGTTAACACCACCCTTTTTACCCAGGCATGATTCCTCATAGCGATCCCTTGCAAAGCCGGTCATCTCTGAGATCCTTAATTTACAATTCCATTCTGGGATCTCAATGATTTCAGTCTTTAGATCCTGGGTTGATAGGATCTGATCCTTTGATAAAAATTCCATAGTTAGCCGCCTCGCTTATGGGTTTGTTAAAAAATTAGGTCCAAGTTACATCACCATCAACAGCCAAAGTCACGCTGGTTTTTAAGGATTCATCCTTGCCGCCGCTGATTGGAAAGTTTTTAACTAGAGCGTTAAAGGTGGCGGTTTTGATCGTACCGGCTGATAAAACCAGAACACATTCCCTGGACGCCGCCGCCGCTCTGGCTTCGTGCATAGCTGCCTGGCCCACATCATTACGATCATAAAATAATTCAATGGTGAAATTACCGTGATCCTGCAAGCCTAACCGGCGCTCAATCGCTGTACTTGATAAGGTGGTCACATCTTCCTCGGTTGCCTCGCCATCAAAACCGGAATAGGAAATAATTTCCCCCACTGTTTGGGCTGCGCTTAAACTATCCTCAAAGGTAAAGGTGGTTCCCTGGGCTGGAATTTTAGCCATTTTTTAATCCTCTCTTAAAACTCGCCCGTTTTATGAATTGCCCGCAGGGTATAACGTTGGCAAACGAGGCGGAAACCAACGCGCGGGCAAACTTTAGCTATCGCTGTAATAAGGAATACTGATTTCCTTTGCTAAATAAAGATCCTCAGTATTCAACTCTTTTGGTGCGTCCGCCGCATAAGTGACAATTGAATCAAAACTCTGATTATCAATCGTACTGGCGATCAGATCGCACAATTCTAAAAGTTCCTTTGTCCCCTGGTCCCGTTCAACAAACACCCGACAGCGGATCATTCCATCTGTCACTTGGCTTTGATTGTCCACGGTGGCATTTTCCCGGCTTAAAGGTTCGACCATGACGCCCACAAAAGGCAGATCATGATCCTGATAATCCTGGCCATCAAAACGCAAATTAGCGTCCAGGTTATCTATAAAAAACTGTTCAATATATTGTCTATCCAGGTTAAAGCTCATCGTCTTTGACCTTCTTTAAATCCAGGTAGGCTTTTTGGACCGCATTTTCAGCCATATTCTCTGGTGTCTGCTCGGACCATCCTTCCATTAATACCCGGTGCGCGTAAGGCAAATTATTTGCAATAAAGATGGTTGGATCATCTTTAAGTGCGGGTAAGCTGGGTTTTGGTATAGCGGTTGCTCCAATATTTGCGGTTGATAAATCAGGTCTGTCCTGGCTGATTGTCAAGCTGGCCCGTAATCGTCCACCAACATAGCCTTTTGGTGCATACTTGCTTTTCCAGTTATCCGGATTACCCACCGCAGTTTGATCCGTGATATCGTTATAAATCTGAAACGCAGTCCGTTTTACTACCTGGTTAACTTTTACATTAACTTTTTTAGCAAACTCTTTAATAAAATTTTCATTAAACTCGTCCACGGATCTGGACCTCGTAAATTACCCCATGAACCGGCTTAACGTTTTTAACGTCATAATGATTGTCATTCTGAACAATCACATCATCAATCTTTGGTTCCTCGTCCAACTCATTAGCCAGGCAAATCAGATTAAGATCACCCGCCTTTACTTCGTTGTTTAATTCCCTGGTATCAAACGCCTCAAAGATCCCCCGGCCATCATAGCGCTCGTTAATGCTGGCGTGTTTTCCGGTTGTTGGGTTGTAAGTGCCTTTCGTTTGCCGAATAAGACAAAAAGACTGAACCAGATCGGCTAGATCATCATCAAAAGCCGCTGCTATGTCTGTCTGAATGTCACTAATCAGGCTCATTTATTACGTCCTTATCAGTTTTTTGTTCACGCTGGAATTAACCGTACAGCTGGCCCCCTGCAAATACAGATAAGCCTCTGGGAATAGTTCAGCCGGGTTGTTACCCGATACAAATTCTTTTGTTGTGGTGATTGATCCCGCTTTGATTGACTGTCTTTTAATGGCGTCAGTCATTGGCGTGAATAACTCACCTAAAATATACTGTTCCGCCAGTAAAGCGGTGGCCGCCTGGATCTCATCCTGGACCGGATCATCAAACTCGCAAGTAAAGTTCTGATCAATCCACAAACTAGCCATTAATAGCGCCTGATCCTTTTCGGTATCAGTCGCATTGGACCACTCATTGCTAGTAGCATAAGTATCAGCGGTTGCTATGTCAGTATATGCTTCTTTCATTCTTTAACAGCTTTGTTGGCTGCCTCTTTGGCTTTTTTAGCTTGTAGCTTGGCCATGGTGTTACATTCCTGTAAACTCGCTTGAGGCGGCATATCCGGAACACTGGCCGCAGCTTCCTGGTCTGCCATTCGCTCCATTTGTTCCAGGCGATAATCTTCAACCTGTGCGGTCAATTGTTTGTTTTTCGCTTCCACTTCTTTCAGTTTCCGCTCTAACGTTTCGATCCGTTTTGGATCAGGTTGCTGCTCAACAGGTTTTCTAGTTGGCATGATTGGGCCTCGTTAATCATTAAAAAATACCCCATACCAAAGGCATAGGGTATTAGGTTTTTATCCGTTGGTTTGTAAGAACGCAACAGGTATATTTTTACGGCTAAATACACGGTCCCAGCTGGTAGCTGTTGCTAACTCTGTTCGAGTTGGGGAAGTACTGGCAGGCGAACCGACAAAGCTTGTACCATAAACATGGTAAATGTCAGATTGACGGGAATGGATAATATCCTGGCCGCCGC